ACGGCGGGGCTGTTCGCGATCTATTTCGCGCGCCGACCCCGGTCCGTCGCCGGTAGTGCATAAATCAGCGACCACGACTTGGCATCGCAGACCCCAGACGACGCGTGGACTGAGGGTGAAATCAGACCGGCGGTGTTATTGGTTATATAAGCGGTTGAATTCATTGGTGGAGCCGAGGGGAACACCAACTTTTTGGAATATCAAATACTTAGTCCTGCTAACCAGACCCAAAGCTCGCATTGAGTTACAAAACGAATTTCGCGCACCTGCTAACCTTTCTTCGGGGGCGCTAGCATGGCTGTCATCGATTTCCAGAAGGCACGCGGCAAGCGCCTGTGCGATGATGCTATGCGCCTAGCCCGCGAGGCGGACAACCACACCGACGTACGGCAGCTGGCCTGTGGCGACCTTGGTTTTGAGTTCCCGGAAGCTGGCACAGATCGTTGGGGCGGTTTCTGTCATGCCATCGCGTTCGACGGCCAACTGCTCATTGATGGCTCAGCCGAACTTTGCCTCGAAGAATGCTTGGAGTGCGTTTCTGAGCTTTTAAAGCATTGCGCATCGCCTGTTCAGTACCGGGCTCATGCGCAAGGCTTTGCGGAGTGTGTCGCCGAAAACCATGCCGAGCTTGATGCGCTCATAGAGGCTAGCGAGTGCGGGGGGCCGTCATGAATAGCGACCTCAGCACCATTGCTGCCGAAGCCGGACGACGACTAGCCGTCAAGATCGTAGCCGCCAGTGATGCTCTAACGACCGAGTTCCTTGCCCGGGCATTGCATGATGCGAGCGAAGATTTCGTGCAGTCGAGCTTGGCCGAAGGCTTCCCGCGTCTCGAAATTGAAGCCGCTCTCACTGTGATGGCAGACGCCTTCGAACAGCGTCTCTTGGCTCTTGAACGCGCACTGATCACCGTTGGTGGCGAAGCCTAGGTGGGCCATCCACGAACCGGGAACCTTGCCCCGGTACCCGTCTAGGTTCGAAAAGCAAAAGCCCCGCGACGGCAAATCGCGAGGCTTTTAAAATCAACGCCGACGCAACCGGCGCTAACAGGCAAACAAGAGTGGTCCTTGTGTAGCGCAATTCGCAGTCGGCGACACCGACGCTGACGGCGACTTCACTGCCGTTGCGGCAGCCGATTTGCTCGGCACGCTTCCGGCAACCCTCGAAGACAGCAAGAGCTACCGCGTCGGCTACATCGGCAAACGCAAATACGCTCGCGCCGTCATCACCAAAAACTCAGGCACCAGCATTGCGGCGAACGCTTCGTTCGTCTTGCAGGGGCCGCATCTCGCGCCGCTCGCGTAACGCGGCAGGAAGGAAATCACTCCAATGTCAGAACAGTATCTTCAGACGACCGCGAAATCCCGCATCTTCGTCGGGCCGGTCGCAACAGTCGGCTTCAAGGAACTTGCCGACTTCGAAGCCATTGACGACAGCGACTGGAAAGAAATCGGCTCGTTGATCGACCTCGGAAAATGGGGCGCTGAAGGCAACGAGATCACGCAGGGCTTCATCAATGACGCCTTTGTGCATCGCCTGAAAGGCAACCTCGACAACGGCAAGATCGAAGTCGTTGTCGCCCGCGACCCCTTTAACGAAGGCCAGAACACCCTTCGTCAAGCGGTCAACGGCAACTGGTTCAAATATGCCATCCGCGTCGTCTTGAACGACAAGCCGACCGAAACCGGAACGCCTTCGACATTCTACTTCAAAGGCGTCCCGCTCAATGCCCAGAACGACTTTGGTGAAGTCAACAACGTCGTCAAAACCAGCCTTACCATCGGCATTGACGGCGAACTGTTTGAAGTCCCGGCAGACGTTGTGATTGCTTGGACGCCTTCCGGTCCTGCTCTCACTGCTGGCGAACAGGGCACGGCATACACGGAAACGGTTGCGGCATCGGGCGGCGTCGGCGCTCCGCATTACGTTCTCAAAGCTGGCGACCATCTTCCGGCAGGCCTCACGCTCAATGCCACGACGGGTGTCATCAGCGGCACGCCTTCCGCAACCGGCGTTTCGACGTTCAATATTGTCGTCACCTTCGACGGATTTGGCGAAGACGAACACGAATACGGCATCACCGTGAGTGTGTGATCATGAAATTGGATCAAGGCATTCAAGTAACGCTTGGGTCGGAGTCAGCCATACTCCGCCCTAGCCTGCGTTATGCCTTGGCCCTTGAGGGCCGTTCTGGGGGCATCCCAGGGCTAATCGCTGATCTTCAGGACGGCTCTCTGACCGCATATTGCGATATTCTCCGCCCGCATTTCGGCGGCGGCAAGTTCTTCACGCAGCAAGTTTTCGACGCGATGAACGAACTGCAAGCGCCACTAATCGAATTCGTGTTTGCACTCACCGGCATCGATCCTGATGCGAAGCACGACGCTTCTAATAGTGACGGCGCATCAGTCCCGCTCCGAGAGCACCTTATCAGCTTCTTCAAGATCGGCACTGGATGGCTTGGCTGGACTCCCGAGCAAACGCTTGATGCCACGGTCTATGAAATCCGGCTCGCATATGAAGGTCGCATCGAGCTTCTGAAAGCCATTTTCGGCAGTCCCGATCCCAAGCCGGACACCGATGGCATGTCACTTGATGACAAGCTGAAGTCGGCATTCGGCACCTTTAAAACGACCAAAGTCAAGCCGCGCCACAAACGCGGAAAGGCGGCGGCATGACGATCATCGATCCGCATGGCACGTTGCCAACGCCAATCAGCGGTCCGTTCGATAACGTCAACCAAGTCAATATGCAGGACTTGGCGGCAGGCGACGTTGAACTGCCATACATCAGCAGCGCTCTCGTCATTCAGGGCAATGGCAACAATCCTTGGCTTGTCCGCTTCGTCTCGAAAGGCGGACAGGAAGGACAGATCGCCAGCAACGACCCGTTCCAACAGTCAACTTATCCAATCCGCGTCGTGAAGCTTCTGAAGCTCACTGCTGATGATTTGGCAGACGGCTGGAGTCTACCCGGCTGCATCGTGGCGTTGTGGTGATGACATGAGCAAACCAGCTTGGGCAACAATCATCGAACAACTGATGGAAGACGCGGGCATCTCGCAGCGGTCATTGTCTATGCGTGCGGGCGTCGGCCGAACTTCACTGCGTCGCTTGTTGGCGGGTGAAGACCCAAACCTTTCACTGCTCGAAAAAGTACTCGACGTCTTCGAATACGACATAGACGCCATTCCGCGCCCGCTTCCCGAGTTTGCAATCAATTGCAAAATTTCCGGAGGTGGCGATGCCCAGTAAAATCCCTTTTCTTGCATCATGCGGTTGCGTCATCCGCGACGGCAAACCTTGCCAGCATCTGATCGCTAAAGAGAAAGCACGGCGGCAACGTGCCGATGCCAATCGCCCGAATTTTCGGCAACGCGGATACACATCAAAATGGGATACAACCCGCGCTGATTTCCTGAAGGCCCATCCCGTCTGCTGTGTCGAAGGATGCACGCAACCCGCCACCGTCGTCGATCACATCATCCCGCATCGTGACGAGAACGGCGTCTCAAACCCGAAACTCTTTTGGGGTCGCAAGAACTGGCAACCCTTGTGCCGCACGCATCATAGTTCTTGGAAGCAACGCGCGGAACGGAAGCAACGCAATGGCTAAGGCTCTACAGATCACTCACGAAGGTCGGACCATGAGCCGCAAGCAGTGGGCACATGAACTTGGCATCAAGACTGGCACTTTACAGGAGCGTCTTCGGAGTTGCCCGGAAAAAGCATTCTACATCGGACATCTGCCAAAGTCACACCGACGCGCCAAGCGGTATGAACACGGCGGCAAAGTGCTGACGATAGAGCAGTGGGCAAATGAATTAGACATCAGCGTTTGGACGTTCCGATCCCGCCTACGTCGCTACCCCGATAGGGCATTTCATAAGGGCAAGCTGCCTGTTGAGGTTCAGGCTGCCAGACCTGTTAAGCGTTTTCTCTATGAAGGCGAGATGCGAACCGCCTCGGAAATCTCTGAACTTACGAACTGGGCGGTTGAGGCAATCCATCAAGCTTACAGGAGTGGCCGGACAATCGTTCCGAAACCACGGCCGAAGCCAATACGCCAGTTGGATCGGCCTTACTTCACGTTCAGCAAAGGCGGCAGTCTCAAGACGCCACACCATGCAACTGCACACCCGCACCACCACCACACCGGGGGGGCATCAACAAACTTTCAGCGATCACTCTCCGTGCCGCCCGCCCCCACACAAAAGTGATTTTCACGACAAAAATGCAACGAAAGCGTAGCAGATGAGCATCGTTTCAGTCGCGGACCTCAAGGCACACGCCAACATCACCGTCGAAGACGACGACGCTTTGCTGCAATCGTATATCGATGCCGCCGAAGAATGGGTCGGCAAGTTCACCGGCAAAGCTCTCGCGAGTTATGCCGCCGACAATCCATCAGCGTCCGTTCCCGATCCGCTGAAACACGCAGTCAAGATGCTGGCGGCACATCTCTATGCGAACCGTGAAGCAACGCTTGTCGGTCAAACGCTGACAATCACCGACGTCTCGCCCGGCATCTATGACCTGATGAGCCCTTACCGAGCATGGGTGTTCTGATGGCGGATGACATCCAAGCTCTGCGAAAGAAACTCCAAGCCATCCCGAAAGCGGCGCGTGATGCCGCGATGGCTTCTTTGCAGAAGTCCGGTGACGAACTCGTTGCCGCTCAGAAGGCGCTTGTTCCGGTGAAGTCCGGCACCCTTCGTGACTCGATCCATGCCGAACCGCATCCCGATGACCTGAAGGTTGTCGTCAAAGCGGGCGGCGCTGCCACGACCAAACCCGCACGAGCCGGGCACAGCTCTTATGATTATGCACTCGCTCAAGAGTTCGGCACGGTCGATGAAGATGCTCAGCCGTTCTTTTATCCCGCATGGCGGTTGATCCGAAAACGACTCCGGAACCGAACAAAGCGAACGATCAGCAAGGCCATCAAAGCGGAGTTCAGCAAATGATTGAACCTTCGCTCAGCCTGCAAAAGGCCATCCGGCAACGTCTGATCGCAGCAGCGGCTCTGACCTCGCTCGTGCCTGCCGCCAACATCCTTGATAAGAACTCCCGGCCGGAAGTCTTTCCGTGCATCATCATCGGTGAAAGCACGACGCTTCCCGGCGACATGATCGCGCGCAACGATTACGTCACCCATGCCGATATTCATATCTGGCAGAGCGAAGCCGGGACGGTCGGCGCAAAGCAGATCGCAGGCGCAATCCGGCAAGCTTTATCCGACCGCTTCTTTGATCTCGACGGGCACCGCCTGAGCGACCTTTATATTGAGTCCACTCGGTTCCTTCGTGACCCGGACGGCGTGCATTCTCACGGCATCATGACTCTCAATGCCCGGCTGATTGAGGTGGCGGCATGAGCAATCCGTTTCTCAACAATTACGAACCCCGGCCAAGCCATCACGTCCCGAGTGAAAACGTCGGCTTCGTGTTCACGCAGGACACGCCTTCCGATACTTGGACCATCGCGCACAATCTCGGACTCAATCCTGCCGTTGAACTGATGACGGTCGGCGGCGTCGAGTTCGAAGCCGACGTCGTGCATCTGAATGAAAACGTCTGCCGCGTCTATCTGGCGAAGCCGATGGCCGGAAAGGCTCGGTGCATATGACCATCAGAGCCGGGCAGTTAGATCACATCCTTGAAGTTCAGCGTTCGGCCGTGACCATCGGGGATGCAGGCGAACCCATTGAAGCTTGGCAGACGATTGCGACCGTTCGCGCCGAACGCCTCAAAGCGACGTTCGATGAACGCATGAAAGACTGGGGCAACAGCAGCCAAGCAACCGTAACGTGGCGCATCCGTTGGCTTGATGATCTTCGCTTGTCAGACCGTATCGCCCTCAATGGCGTGCCGCATGACATCAAAGGCATTGAGCCGGTCGGACGCCGCAAAGAACTGCTTGTGACGACTCTCTATCAGAAGTGACATGGCGAAGAAGGCAAAGAAGAAGACGGCAATCGCAGACCCGCTTGGACATGGGCAGCGGGCAGTAGACTATTTGCGCTCGTTGAAGCACCCGCGTTCAGCGCTGTATCAGCACGCCTTTCAGCTTGACGACTGGCAAGAGGAAGTCGTCCGCAGGATATACGGTCCGCGCGATAAGAACGGTCGCCGCATCGTCAAGACCGTCTTCATTCTCGTCGGACGTGGCAACCGCAAGACCAGTTTGGCGGCGGCACTTGCCTTGCTGCATACCGACGGCCCTGAGGCTGTACCCGCCAGCGAAGTGACGCTCGCAGCAGGCGATCAGAAGCAAGCCAAGATCGCATTCCGCGAGATCGAAAGCATCATCCGTTCGGGCGACAAGAGCGTCTGGAAAAAAGGCTACATGGGCAAGGCGGCAGGCAAAGATGAAGCCTTTATCCGCCTCCGCGAATACAAAAATCAAATCCTGTTCCCGAATGAGAGCTTCGTTGAAGCCATCAGTTCGGACGCAGGCACGCAGCATGGCCGCACACCCTCGCTCGCGATCATGGACGAAATCCACGCTTGGCCGAAACGTGAACTATTCGACGTCATCAAGACCGGACTTGTGAAGACTCCGAACTCTCTTGCCGTCATCATCACCACGTCCGGCGTCGGCCGCGAGAACATCGCCTTCAGCATCTATGAATATGCGAAGAAGGTCGCCAGCGGCGAAATCAAAGACCCGAGCTTCCTGCCGATCCTGTATGAGGCACCGGCCGATTGCGATTGGCAGGATGAAACCAACTGGCACTTCGCGAACCCCGGCCTGAAGCACGGCTATCCTGATATTGACGGCCTTCGCCAGCTTGCCCGCGAAGCCAAGCACCGTCCGGCAGATCAGCGAGCCTTCAAACAGCTTCATCTCAATATCTGGCAGGATCATAGCGCGGCACCTTTCGTCGACATGAGCGTCTATGACCAAGGCAACCAGCCGGTTGATTTGGATGCGCTCCGGGACAGGCCATGTTGGCTTGCGGCAGACCTTTCGAGCACCGATGACCTCACGGCCGTTGTTACGGCGTGGCGTGACGGCGAACGCTTCATCGTGCATCCGTGGTTCTTCGTGCCGCAAGATACTCTGATAAAGCGCACCACTCAGACCGGCATCCCTTACACGCTTTGGGCAGATCAGGGTTTCATCATCCCGACACCCGGCCCCGTCGTCGATTACGATCTTGTCGAAGACCATATCCGCGAACTTTGCCGCCGCTTCATTGTCCGCGAGATTGCTTTCGATCCGGCGCTTGCCCGCCGTTCCATGACCATCCTGCTTGAAGAAGGCTTGCCGGTTATTGAGTTCAGGCAGGGATTTTTCAGCATGGCCCCTGCGATAAAAACGCTAGAACGCGCGATCATCGGCGGCAACCTCATTCACGGCGGCCATCCCGTGTTGCGTTGGAATTTCGAGAACATCGAAATCGAGATCGATGCAGCGGGCAACAAGAAGATGACCAAGGGCAAAGCCAAAGACAAAATCGACGGCGCGGTTGCGACCGCAATGGCCGTCGCCCGTGCTGCGACCGGCGAAGACTCCCGCTCAATCTATGACGACGTATCCGCAAGGCCGGAAGGCTTACTTGTGTTCTGAGGTATGACCGATGGCCAATGATGAAACCCGCTTGCTAGTCTCGCTTGAAGCACGGCTCAATCAATTCGAGAAAGCCTTCCAGCGGGCGGAGCAAACCAGCGCTAACAGTTGGTCGCGTGTCGAACGCCAGGCCAAGCAGTCGGCGTCACAGCTTGAAGCGACATTCCGGAATTCGTCCGCCAACATCAACAATGCGCTTGGCATGATCGGCGTCGGCGTCAGCATCCGCGAAGTCACGCAGCTTGTCGATAGCTGGACCCGCTTCACGAACCAGCTTCGCGTCGCAGGCCGTGAAGGCGATGCACTGAAGGCCACGCAAGGCGAGCTATTCGCCATCGCTCAGAAGTACGGCGTCCAGTTGGAGGCCATCGGCACGCTTTACGGACGTAATGCGGCGTCGGCAAAAGAACTTGGCCTGACACAAGCCGATCAGCTCAAGATCGTTGAAGCGACGTCAGCCGCGTTGAAAGTCAGCGGGCAGTCATCGCAGCAAGCCTCCGGCGCGCTCTTGCAGCTTTCGCAGATGTTAGGGGGGACCGTCGTTCAAGCCCAAGAGTACAATTCGCTCTTGGACGGGGCACGTCCGTTGCTGCAAGCCGTGGCGGCGGGCTCCGACCGTTGGAAGGGCTCAGTCGCGGCTCTAACGCAGGACGTCAAAGCAAGCTCTGTCACGGTCGAAGAATTCGTCAAAGCTCTGCTCAAGGGCGCGGGCGGCGTCATCCAACAGGCCGAGAAGGCGACGAACAGCCTATCGCAGAGCATGACGGTGCTTTCGAACGCCTTCACGAAATACATCGGCGAGCTTGCCGAGTCCGAAGCCATCACGACGAAATTCGGCAATGCAGCGGCCTATATCGCAGAGCATCTGAACTCTCTCGGGGACGGTGCAGCGGCGGCAGCCGCGATCTTGCTCAGCCGGTACATTCCGAGTTTGGCCGGTGCCGCCATTGCTCAAACGGCGATGCTGGCCACCAATCCATTCGCGTTGCTTGCAATTGCCGCTGGCGGCGCGGCGTTTGCGATTGCCGAATACGGCGACAAGATCAGGCCCATTCAGGGCGAGCTGGCGAACCTTCAGGATTATGCCGGGGCGGCGTGGGATCAGTTGAAGGACGGCGCATCTGCCGCCGCGACTGCAATCGGGGATGCCTTCGACGACGTTGTGCAGTTGATCGCCAAGTCTCTTGGCGGCTCCGAAATCTCGATGGCCGATCTTGGCGAGTTCGCGAAGGACGTTGCTAACAAGATCATCAATGCTTTCGGGCTCGTCTATGACGTGACCATCACGACATTCACGAAACTGCCGGAAGCTCTGGCGGACCTGTTCCTGTCCGCTTTCAACGGCATCATCTCGATTGTCGAAAACTCGATCAACGCCATCATCGGCGCAATTGATACCGTCATCGGTTATGCCAACTCGGCGGGCGATCTTGTCGGCGTGCATCTTGGGCAGATCGGAGAAGTCAGTCTCGGACGCATCAAGAACAACTTCGCAGGCGCGGGCAAGGAAGCCGCCGACGCATATATTCAGGCGATCAAGGACGCTGGCAAAGATCGCATCGGCGCGGCCCTTGGAGACTTGCACAAGCGTGCATTGGATCGTGCGCGGCTCCGAGAAGCCGAAGCCAACAAGCCGAAGAAGCCGATTGAAGAAGACGCGCCCGGCACCCGTCCGCCACGTCCTGCCGCCAAGGTGCAATTGAACGATTACGAACGTGCCATTCGCCGTGTTCAAGAGAACATCGCGACTATGCGGGCGGAAACGGAAGCCCGCCGCAACGCGACCGGCACAATCGAACAGCAAGAGGCGCAGATTGAACGCGCCAAGCTTCAGCAGGAATTGCTCAATGCTGCGCAGCGCGCGGGCATCGAAATCAATGACAGCCTGAAGGATAAAGTCGCTTCCCTCGCGGACGCCTATCAGCAAGCAAGTCTCGCGGCGAAAGAAGCCGCAAAGAACCAACAGGAAGCCGCACAACGCGCCGAAGAATTTGAAGGTGCGGAACGCGATGCCTTCAAGGGCTTCATTAAAGACCTCGCATCCGGCAAGTCGGCATCGGAGGCCCTGAGATCGGCACTCGCCCGACTTGGCGAAAAGATGCTCGATATGGGCTTGGACATGCTCACGAAGCAAATGTTCAAGGGCACCGGCAGCATCTTCGCGGGCGGCGGCAACGGCGGAATGGGTGGCCTTGGTAGCTTATTCGGCGGCAATGCCGGATTGCCTGCCCAAGCTGCAACGACGAACGTCAACGCTGGCGTCGTGAATGTCGGCGGCACTGGCGTCGGCGCTTTGACTCCCGCAGCAACCAATCCGGCTTCAGGCGTGCCGTCCGTTCCTGCATCAACTCCCGTCACACCCGCAACGACGGGACCGCTTCCGACGTCACTTCCCGGCTTTGGCGCATCACCGGCATTCAAAGATGCCATTGCCTCGCAGCATACCGTCAGCGGCGCCGGATCAACTGCGTTCGATCTTGCGAAAACCCAATTCGGCAAAGTCGAAGGCCAGTCCGACATCAATGGCTTTTTGAATAGCGGCCTGAAGATCGGCGGCTATCAGAACATCGACGCGGCGCAAACGGCGTGGTGCTCGGCCTTCGTCAATTCGAGCTTGAACAAAGTTGGCCTGAAGGGCTCTGCCGACCTTACGGCATCCAGCTTCCTGAAGTTCGGCAAGCCCGTGAAGCCCGAAGACGTCATCAAAGGCGACGTCGCCGTTGTGAACACCGGCCGTGGCTGGATGAAACCCGGCACGCCCGGCAACCACGTCGGCATGGCAACCGGCGAAACCCGCATGGGGCCGAACGGACAACAGTTCCAAATTCTCGCGGGCAACTCCGGACCAGCGGGCCAGGGCCGCGTCGGTTACGAATGGCGGAACGCAAATCAATTGCAGTTCCGGCGACCGACTGAAGCCCAGAACGGCGACAAGCTCGCAGATCAACAGGTTGCGCTCTTGCAGCAACAGAAGGAAGCGCAACAGCAGCTTCAGACGCAGTTGCAGCAAACGACGCAGGCGACGCGAGTTCTGCCGCAGAGCTTGCAAGGCGTCAGCGTCGGCAGCGATGGCTTGACCGGCTCGCTTGGTCAGATGACGACACAAATGGCGGCCGGAGCACCTGCCGCGAACAGTTTCAGTTCATCGTTGCAAAGCCTGTTGCAATCGCTCACCGCGAAACCCGGAGGCGGCGGGCTGATGGGGTTGGGTGGGTTGTTAGGCTTCGCTGAAGGCGGGCACGTGTCCGGTCCCGGCACCGGAACAAGTGACAGCATCCCGGCGATGTTGAGTGACGGCGAATTTGTCGTGAACAGCAAAGCCGTGTCGAAGCATGGCCGATTGTTGGCGATGATAAACGACGGCAAGGTGCCGAAGTTTTCAGTCGGCGGTCCTGTTGGCGGCGCTTTCTATCACGGCGGCAACCGCAGCGTGACCAACATCAACGTCACCGCTAACGGCACCGAAAAGACCTTGGCCGATCAAATTGCCGACAGGGTTGCCAAGTCTCAGGACGCCCGCAAGCCGCCCCCGGACACGTTCCGGCGTTCGCAACAGCAGCAGCTTACCGCGTGGGGATTGTCGTCAGAGCGGGCAGCGCACCGCAACGGCTAGTGCATTATTCCGGCAACGGCAGCCCAAGTGCGGCTTCAAGTTCTGCCCTTGAGTGCGTGCCGCTGCGTTCGATG